GGTTCGTGGGGTGATGAGAACTATGCAGATACAGTTTGGATCTTGCATGGCACCACAACTATTGTTCCACCATGGGGACAATATGCTTACTATGAAGCAGAAAAAGAATATGCATAATGTTCAAACCCGTTAACGTATTTTTTGCCGTTTTTATTTTGTATTTTGGCATCCATACCATATACGGATATACAGTTTGTATACGTTCAGAATGGATATTGTGCCCGGGTCAAACTATGGACCATAACCAAGACAATGAGGATGATGAATAATGAATGTAAGTAAAGTTGCCGAATACAATGCCGAAATTTATCGACGCACTGAAATCAAGCAGTTAGATAAAAGACATGAAGAACTGAGATTAGAAGAGCGTCGTAATAAACAACGAGCAGAAATTGACGAACAAAAACGCATTGAACGCAATCGCCAAATGAATCAACCTGGTCAAAATGTGGATCGCATGGCATAAATTTATTCCCTGGCACTAACAAAACTAATTAATATACTAGGAAGTATAATGGACAATTTAAAAGAAACAACAGAAACGCGATATCATAAAAATTTTACATACTACACAAATGATCGAATCATTGGACGTAGTTTAAAACTCTACGGAGAGTATCAACAAATAGAAATAAACTTCTTGCTCAACATTGTTAATAACATCACAAACAAACCTGTGGTGGTATATGATGTAGGGTCTAATATTGGTAATCATGCCGTTGCTTTTGCCAGCACAGGTGCAAAGGTCTATTGCTTTGAACCCAATCCATTGAATTTTGAACTGCTAGAAGAAAACACCAAAAATCTTGGCAATGTTTATTTACATCGTGCGGCTGCCACCAACGTGCCCGGGGATATTTTAGTTCATTCTTTTGACCCAACCATTCCCGGTAACTATGGCGAGTTGCTTATCAATAAAGAAGATGGGGTAGAAACTACAGCAGTAAGATTGGATGATTTAAAAGATGTTCCTGCGCCAAACGTGATCAAAATTGATGCAGAAGGTTCCGAACTTGTAGTGATACAAGGGTGTCTTGACAAGATTAAAAAGAATCTCCCTGTAATTTATTACGAGGCACAAGAGTCTCCAAATCTTGACAAGATATACAATATACTAACTGATCTAGGGTATCATTTGTACTGGGCCTGTATCTCGAACTATAACAAACAAAACTTCAAAGACAACGAAGAAAATGTGTTTAGTGATAGTGCATTGTTTAGTATTATTGCTGTTCCCCCAGGCTGGAATAAACTCACTGACATAGATCCAGTTACTGGACCCAACGACCATTGGAGTCGTTTTTGTTCCAACTGATCAATTTGCTCTAAATAGGCATAAAACACAGTAAAAAACTTTTTTGTCTCTTACTTTTTTATTAAATATCTACATGGAAAACAAAGAAATTACAATTGCTGATCTTGGTCTTTTAAAGAATATCATTGATCTTGCAAGCACACGTGGCGCTTTCCGAGCCGCGGAAATGAGCGAAATCGGTGCAGTATATGACAAGCTTACAAATTTTTTAGAAGCAGTAGTAGCACAAGCCAAGGCCCAGGAAGAAATCCGGGCCAGTAACACACAAGGAGAGTAACATGGCATTTATGAAACACGTTGGTAAACATGGTGATCGCAAGGTCTGTATTTTGTACCGTCAGGTACCTGGAGAGGATCACATGGCATTAGTGATTTATCCAGAAACTTTACATGCACATTGGCAAGATGCTGTTCAAAGAGTTTTAGAAAGTGGCATTGGACAGGCCGCCGAAGAATTTGCAGATGCATTGCATCGCAGTTATTTTCCAGATGGTCGTCCTATTCTTGAAACATTGCACGTAGAACGCATGATTAAAAAAGTTCGTTGTGCTGATATTCTTGTTACTCCCAGCGGAGATGCAAAAATTCGATTAGACGAATTAAACAAAATGTTAAACGAAATGAAGCAAGGCGAAGAAGCAGTTAAACGTCTAGCAGAAAGTGACGCTAGTCGTGGTCTAGTAGATCCTGCTGTTAAACGCAAAGCTGAAGCAGAGTACAAAGCTGATCGTGCCGCTAAATCTGCACCTGGTTATGTTGCTCCTCCGGTGCTCAAGGCAGGCGAAAATGGTGTACTAAGTGATCGTGACATTGCATCTAATATGTTAGCACAAGCACAATCCATGGAAGCCAATGCCAAAGCTATGATTGCAGAAGCAGCCAAGATGAAAAAAGATGCAGAACGCATGGACCCAACAGTCAAGCGTCCTGGTAAACAAACCCTTGTAGCGGCAGACACAGCTACACCAGCTCGACGCACTCGTGGTCCTAACAAAGTTAAGAGTGCAGTAGCAGATGGTTCCAAATAATGACTTTGTTTCAAACTGGGAACAGATAATTGCTAGCGTGACAAAAACTGAAGTGCCGTTAGAGTGCATTAAGAAAGTGGTCATTAAGCTCAAAGGCGGCCGGCAAAAAACTGTTAACATATCTAAACTTCAAGAACAAGGTATATCAATTGATAGTGTAGAACTTATGCTTACACAAATAATTGAAGATCTAGATGAACAAATACGTGATATAGATTTTGTTGTTGATGTCAAGGCAGTTGCTGAACTTGTTCAACCCGAAACTGACAAACTATTAAATGGTCTTAAATAATGGATGTTCAACTACTATCCTATTCACAACCAACAGAGAGATTTGCAGATATGGGCATCGAAGATGCGCAAGAACTCATTGCGTATTGCGCCCGTGTCAGTAATCCCTCCAATCAACTCAACACAGACACATCCGAAAAACTCATCAGATACTTGGTCAAGCACCAGCACTGGAGTCCACTCGAAATGGTCTCCGCCTGTATTGAAATCACCACCACAAGAGATATTGCCCGACAAATCTTGCGACACAGAAGCTTTAGTTTCCAAGAGTTCTCTCAACGCTATGCTGACCCAACGAAAGATCTCAATTTTGTTACGAGAGAAGCTAGACTGCAAGACCCCAAGAACAGACAGAACAGTGTTCCAGTCGATGATCAATTGCTACAGAACGAATGGTATCGTGCTCAACAACGAGTAATCTATGCCGCACAAAGAGAATACGAGTGGGCTATCAAGAATGGCATAGCCAAAGAACAGGCTCGTGCTGTGTTACCAGAAGGCTTAATAGAAAGCCGGTTGTACATGAACGGTACACTACGTTCATGGATTCACTTTATTGAATTGCGTAGTTCTAACGGTACACAAAAAGAACACCAAGAGATTGCACGAGCATGTGCTAAAGTTATTGCCACAATCTTCCCGATGGCAGCCGACTTGGTTGCACAAGACTAATCCTTGTGCTATACTAGTGTATGGCAATAACAAGCACTTACCAAGACAAATACCAGCAATGGCAACCCGACCGGACTGAAATTATTAAGGGCAAGGCCGTAAAATTTCGTGATGTATGTGTGCACGAGATACGCATGGGTGATGTAGAAGATCCTGACATCATGGTAGCCGATCCCATATGGAAATGGCAACAAAGCGATGCCGGTAAGTTTATCATGGAACATGCTGTGGAGAAACCTTACTGGACTCGTAGCATGGACTATGCCAGTTGGGGGCACAAGTATCGCATCATGGCAAGACTGAGTGAGCAGAACGAACTTTTTTGGACTCTTAAATGGGGCAACAAATGAAAATATTAGTAACAGGTGGCCTGGGTCTAATCGGACACAATGTTGTGCAACGATTAGAGTCTCAACAACACCAAGTGATTATCACAGACACCCGTACCAACTACGGAATTGTTCCACAAGCCGAACTTGACTATCTAATGTCTGAACGTTTAAAAAAGATATCAGGTAACAACACCTATCACATTGATATCACTGATGCTGACAACTTTGACTGGCTAGTAAATAAACACAAGCCCGAAGTTATTATTCACCTAGCAAGTTTTCCCAGACAAAAAGTAGTCAATGCAAACCCTGCCTGGGGCAGTCGTGTTATGAGTGAGGGATTGATCAATGTTTGCGAGAGTGCCAAAAAACATCATGTTCGGCGGGTTGTTTACATTTCAAGTAGTATGGTGTACGGCAATTTTGATGACCAAGTGACAGAAGATTATCAATGTCGACCCATTGGACAGTACGGTATTTTAAAACTAACAGGAGAAGATATTGTCAAAGACTACCATCGTCGCGGTGCTTTTGAGTACGCTATTATCAGGCCCAGTGCTGTATACGGCCCATTGGATGTGGAGGACCGAGTCGTATCAAAATTTATGCTCACCGCAATGCGAGGAGGCATTCTCCGAGTTAATGGGGCAGGGGAGACGTTAGATTTTACCTATGTAGATGATACCGCAGATGGCATTGTAGCGTCGGCAACTCTAGAAAGCGCAGGTAACAATACATATAACATCACTAAATCACATTCAGTAAGTTTATTGGAAGCTGCCAAAATGATTGTTAAGATTGTGGGGCAGGGCGACATTGAATTTCGAGACAAAGACGCAGACTTTCCAAGTCGCGGCGCATTAAATATCAACAAGGCCAGGACTATACTCGGATATAATCCCAAAATAGATGTGGAAGAAGGATTTCAACATTATTGTGATTGGATCAAACACAGTGAATACTATAAATGTCAACTACAAAACAACTAAACACACTGCCACAAAAATTTTGTGTGGCACCCTTTTTACAAATAACAACACACCCATCTACTTCTTTTAGTCCTTGTCCGTACCTGGGCGGAACTACTTGGACCAAGAGCTATCCTTCAATCAAAGAAAGCTGGAATAGCGATGAACTTGAAGGGTTGCGTCAATCTTTTTTAAACAATCAACAGTCACCAATTTGCGGTCGATGCTGGGACGAAGAGTCACACAACAAACGCAGCCTACGATTGCGGTTATTAGATCCTGAAACATTGCACAGTGAATATAAAATACTAGAAGATCCCAAAATTGTTGATTCTATGATTGAATCAATCAAGGATCAGAGTTATAAAAAAGGACCAAAATTACTGTCTATCAAAAATGGCAATGTGTGTAATGCTAAATGCAGAACATGTCATCCAGAAGACAGCAGTAGATGGATTGCTGATTCTAAAAAATTATACGAACTACATGACATCAAAACAGCTTATAAACTAAATGTCAAAGAAGTCAACTGGAGTGATTCCCAGATTGAAGAAATTTTTGAACTCAGTGAACATCTTGTTAGATTAGAATTGTTTGGTGGCGAGCCCACATACAATAAAAAAGTAATTGCATTATTAAATCGCATAGTTGAGTCAGGGCGCAGTAAAAACATATCGTTGTATATAAACACCAATGGTAGTGTGAACATTGTTGAGAAAATTCCCAGATTAGATCAATTTAAAGAAATCGACATTGGTGTCAGCATAGACGGAGTAGGCAAACAATTTGAATACATACGTCACGGAGTTGAATACGACACAGTGGTTTCTAATGTTAAAAAATGGCAAGAA